CGGATGAAGGCGTGGCACAGTTTACAGAATTGGCAGCTCTTACTGGTAAGGCTACAAAGTCGACTACAGAGGAAATGGGCTCTTTATTTGCTACAGGTTATGGCATTTATAAGGGTGCATATGAAGATATGTCAGATATGGATTTTGGGGAAATGTTTTCAGCAGGAATATCAACAGCAGTAAAAAATTATAAGACTGCCGGTTCTGAAATGGCTAGTGCAATCTCTGTACTTGGTGCTACAGCAACTAATAATAAGATATCAATGGAAGAGCAGCTTGCTATTTTAGGACAGTTGCAGACCACCATGAGTGGTTCTGAAGCAGCTACGAAGTATAAAGCATTTTTAAATGCTGCAGCATCTGCGGGAGATAAATTAAAGTTATCATTTGTAGATACAAATAATCAGTTGCTTAGTACACCAGAGATATTATCACAATTACAGAGCAAATATGGAGACACTCTGGATGCAGTGGAAAAACAGCAAATAAAAGAAGCGTTTGGAACGGATGAAGCAGTTGCA